CCATTTTAACTTCTTCATTGTAGTAATTACTGATTTTTTTATCATTGATTTCTTTACTTAGACCCTTGTCCAAAAGTTCTTTTTTAAATAAAACAGCTTCTTTACCAACGTTATCAACAAATTGTATCAGCTCAGATAGCACCAAAGCAGTCATTACAGGATACCTCTGTGTAGAAAGTTCTTGCAATGCATTAAAGAGGTTTTGACTAAGTAAGTGTGATCGTTTCATCAAAATTATTGGGTTGAAACCCCGCGCCTTTAAGCCGGGGATACTTTAAAAAAGCATTTGCAGGGGCAACTATCTTAGCATACAAAAGATTTTGATACTCCCTAGGATCTGTTGTGTATAAGGTACATTAGGTCCTTGTGGTATGACTTATCCCTCTCCTGGAATTACTTCTAAGTCTTCAAATGGAGGTGGTGGACTAGGTATTTGCGGTACAAGCTTACCAGCTGCCTGTGCTAGCACTTCCGAACCAGTTTCAATGTCACCAGTAGGTTGTCCTAGAGTTTCTTCTAAGGAAGAGCTCTCAAGAGACGCTACGGGAGGTCCTTCTGGTGGTGCCGGATTAGGTTGACTTCCGCCCAATGGGGGTAAAGGTTGTTCTCCAATAATAGCAAGTAGTCCAGGATCTGTATTTCTTAAAAAGTTTAGATGTTCTTGTATGTGCTCTTGTACATTTTGAACTAAGGTGATGTCTTTTCTAAGATCTGGGTCGTTAATAACATTTCTATGTTCATTAATATGAAGCGTGTGCTTATCCATTGCAGTTGCTTGAACAAACTCTCCCTCCATAAGCTTTTCGTTTTCAGCTTGGATTAGAAGAGACTCAGTCATCTCACCTTGAAACACCGGTTCAAGTCTACCAGTGTTCAATACTTGGAAATATTGCTCTGGAGATTTAATCATCTTCATTTGTAAGAGCTGTTCTGCAATTTGAACCTTACCAGCCGTAGTTTTTGCTAAAGGATTACCTATATCCACAATGACTCTATTAATAGAACCTAGGTCATCTCCTGTAAATTCTTTTAGATAAGGTCTGTTATTTTTACCAACAAGTTGAATTGTCTTGGGAGTCATGGCAAAATCTTTTAGTATGTTTACTAGGGATGTTCCCGCGTCCTCTAAAAGACTTACATAGTTTTGTTGAAGATGGGACATGTATTGTAAGGCCATTGCCTGAACAAGGGCCAAAGCCGTACCAGACTCTAGACTAGCCGGTGGATTACCCCTAGCCACACTGTTAACACCAGATATTACTTCAGCAGCATTAACCATGTCACCTAAGAACTTAAAGATCTCTCCTGGAACATTGGTTAGGTTAATACCCTCGGGTTTTTGGTCAGACTCAATAAGATTCATTCCGCCGGATAAATCAGATACAGATATATCAGATCCTCTAGGAATCCAGATATTTTGAACACCGACCGCATCGATGTTAGTCATAATTGTTCCGTAAATTGAATTGATACTTTCCTGAATAGGGTAGATATCAAACATAGGACTGTACCCATAAGGAGTTCCCATATACTCACCAGATGTTATCCTAAAGATAGGAATTTCTCTGTAGGGCATGTCAGTATCTAATACTACTAAATCAGAGCTCAAAAATTGCATGTATCGTCCACCGGGGACGGATTCGGTGGGTTTGTGATAAAATTCATATACCGGTATATCATCAGTATCGTCATTGGAGAACATGGCCATTCTGTAAATATTCATGTCTAGCTTACTAGGCATAGCCATAATCTTTTCACTAAGTTCTGGATACTTAGCCATAATGTCGTAGCGATTTTTAAAGCTTCGGGTTAGAATCCAATCCATATCCCAGTTTTCTTTAGTACCATCGACTACAACGTCAAAGGGGGAAAGAACCGAAAACTCTAATTCTCCATCATAGTTAAACTCACCACGTTCTTCATCATAGTCAAATCTTTCACCACCAGTAGCATTCCACTCCATCTTAAGAAAACCACTACCAAGAACTACAGCCATTTCAGTGGCTTTATAAATGTACTTCTCTAAGTCTTTTTCCCTCATGTAATAGTCTAAGATGCTATTAGCTAGGTATGTTTGTGCAGTTGACTTATAATCAGTATTAACAGCTCTAGCTTCTAAAACAGGTCTGTTATTAGTGATCATGTTGATCATGTTTTGAGCAATGTTTCTAAAATGGTTTACAGGTAGTTGAACAAGTTCCCCTTGCTCACCCCCGAAAGTTACAGAGTGACCAAATCCAAACCCAGAGTTATACTGACCATGGTAAAACTGCCACATTCTTTGTAGCTTCTCTAGGTATGAGTTTGCTTCTAAGGTGTTGTAGAAACTGGCAGCTCTTTGAAGAAGAACCCCAGCAGTTTCTTTTGGCTCTTTAGTTGCAAAATATTGGAACCTAGGATCTTGATTTATATTTGTCATATTTTTTATCCTTTACCCCGAAGATTGTTTTCATTTTGTCCTTGAGGTCGTTTTTGTAAAAATTGTCTTTATTCCAAACTACTAAGGCTTCGGTGTTATAGTCGTAGTCTGCTGGATAGGGGTTCTTATCTAGATTCATTTCTCTTATCATGTACTTAATTGCATCTACAGCATCGTAATGGCCGGAATCTGGGGATCTTGCAAAAGTCTTTTTATTCTTACCACTCATCCATCTAACATTCTTTAAGTGATGTATTAGGGTCTTACACTTAGGATGAATAATGATTTTCTTGTTAGAAAGAAGGAGACGTAGGTTATTAATAGCTGCGTCATTATCATCTTTTTTAGCAGGTTTAAAAGCTATCTTCCCGCCGCTAGCTCTTCGAATTTCTTGAGTGACAATATGGTTAATATCACTAACACGAACAGTAGGTCTATTAACTTCATTGGTATAATAGTTAGTCCAGAGTTCTTCTTCTTTTTGATCAATGAGGTCAATTACTTTAGGTAGAGTCATGTCACTATCTTGGAAATTGATAATGAGTTCATCTTGTATAACTACCTTAGCACCCCTAAAATCATAATAACCAAAGAGGATTACTGTTAAATCTTTAAACCCTAAGTCCATTGAAACGTAGTTATCGTAATGGGGTGGTAGGGGCCATTCTTTAACAATCTCTTTTATTAAAGCATCATCAAACTCTGGTATTACCGAAGTGGCTGGATCTTTAATAACTTCACAAAAAAGCTCTCTTCTAACACTCTCACTTAAAAGACCACCAGTTTCTTCAATCTCTTGGTCAATCTCTTCTTTAGTCAATCTAGGATTGTCGTAGATAATTTTCTTAACTAAGGTGCCTTTAGACTCAGCTCTCTCAATAAAGTGTATAAACTCATGGTCTTCTTCTTTAGGTGGGGTAGAAGCCAGTATAATTTTCCCTTTAGTCATCAGAGTGGTGGGTCTAAGAATGCTATTAACAATATACTTCAAATTGCTTATAGAACCCGCCTCATCAACTAGTACGAGATGGGCATCCTGACCCCTTAGTTTCTCAGCGTGACCACTGTCAGCTCCCGCTATTTGGATGACAGACCCATTGGAGAATGTGTAGACATAATCCTTCTTAGACTGTCTAGGTAATAGGTCTTCTGGACAATCTTCTAATATCTGACGGAATAAAGGTCTTACGTTTGTATCTGCCTGCATTTTTGTTGGGGATAGAAAGCTAACTATTGAATACTTGTTTTTTAGACACACTTGAATAGCAATAAGAAGTAGCATATAGGTTTTGCCACTACGTCGAGCCAATAACCAGGTATTAATCTTCTCCTGACTACTGTGATAAAGGTTGTCGAGCTCTTTTTGGTTAGCATCCATCTTCCAGGATAACTCACCCCTTCTCCACAACTCTTTAATAGCTTGTTGTTTACTTATCTGCATTGAATATACTATTCATTAAGTCTGCCGTAGACACATCGTCTGGTACATCTAGAGAAACATCTTTTTTATTACGAACGCTAAGGAGGATCTTTACATAGGTCTCTGTTTTACGACATTCTTCCAATGTAAGAGCTTCAAAGTCGGACTTCTCTCTTAAAAGCTGTAACTGGTGAATACAGATAGATTCTTCATCGGAAGCCCCATCAATATTCTCAGTTTTCTTTTTTAAAAGAGCCTTAATCTCTTTAAGTTCTTGTTTAAGCTTATGGTTATCAATCGTGAGCTTCTCAATTTCCTTATGTTGAAGGTCTGAGAACTTTTCAAGCTCAAGTTGTTCTTTAACAGCTTTAGAAAGCAACTTTGGCACGTTTAACAGCTCCGATATTAGCGTTTTGATTTAACTTAAGACCTGATAGATAGGACTTAAGCTCTTTATTGTTTGTATCTAGGTTTTGAATAGCGACTTTATGTGCTTTTAGAGTGTCTTCTAAAACCTTTAGCTTTTTATCACTTGATTTAAACTCATAAAAGGCACATACTAAGCCAAGAACGGCTAATACAGCCAGATCTATCCAAGATCCAGAAACAGACAACGCTTTAACAGCTCCTGCTACAAATAATAGCAAGGGGATGTATTTAATATGATTCATATACACTCCAAATAGTTAAAAATATAGCGTTTTGACTGTGAACCACTTCCATTCGGACATCTCACGAGAGACATTTGGCATTAGTACAAAACTTCTACTAGATAGTTGTTAAGTTGTATAAGATTTAATAAATATTGAAGATTTTGAGGTTAACAACTTTAGGTATGAGCTGGTTCTTTAACGTCTTATTGGGTTTATTAGAACTTTTCAATAAAAAACAACCAGAAAAACAGAATAAAGTAGAGGAAACTATAGAAATGACCAGAGCAAGACACCTTAATAACGGCAAATGTCCTAAATGTGAGGAAATACTTAAGAAATACCCTGGTTTAGATGAAGAATTGTACACATGGTTTATAAGCTACCAAAGACTTGTTAAAGAAGCTC